GTCACAGCTTTGGTGTTATCTCCAAACAAGCCCATAGACCTAGCAACGCTGTCAAGTCTGTTGTTGGCAACCTCGGCTTCCTCTGCTGCTCTTAGTGCGCCAACAGCCATACCACTTAGTGCGGTTAAACCAATGATTGCGGCAGGGGCAAGGCTACGAGATACAGCAGCAACCTTTTCCATCGGGGTATTGAGTCTGTCTAGTTCCCTAGTTAGCTTGTCAAACCCTGTGCCATTGAAGTTGCTGAGGATGTTGATGTTAATTGACACTAGTTGCCACCCTCAATTTTCAGGTTGCGATTTACTTTTGCCATGTATTCCTCGACACCAGCTACAACGCTTTGCTGAATCATTGGCAACTGACCTTCAGCCTCAGCCCAGATGTAGCGAGATGGTCTGCCACCTAAAGCCTTAATCATGTTTGCACCCTGAGTTGTAACCGAGTGCCGTCTGCGTGTGCCACGCCAGTCATAGAACTCTGTTACTGGCTTGCGAACTTTGTTAGCCTTACCAGCCATGTCAGCGATGTTTAGAGCAGCTCCACCGAACTTGACAGATAGCAAAGGTGTTGCACCTGTTACACCTCTACGAGCGTTGCGACCAGAAACAATAGTCTTGAAGTTGCCTGGCTTCCAGGCTGTTCTACCTTTATGGTTTCTGAATCCGCTGGTTGGGCCGAGCATGGGTGAATTGGCTAACACCCTGCTACCTAAGATATCACCTGTACGCTTCATGTGCGCTCGGATAGCAAAGAATAGGTCTTTATCAACATTGCGGATCTCGGCAAGGGTTTCCCTAACGCCGTACACCTCAACTGAGTGATTTACTTTCATTTTCTACCTACGCTTGTTCATGGCTTCTGATTTACCCTTCAGATACATCTGCATGGTAAACAGCATCCGTTCGGATTCCTGCATCAGCACCGATGGTGCTATCCCTGTTTCACAAGCCAAGGCTGCGATAAAGAGATGGGAGCTTTTTTCTCCCAGCCCCTTTATGCCTTTACTTTTGGGTCTGTATCGTCACCCTCGATGTTTTCAAGGGTGTCAACAAAGTCCTCAAAGCTCTTGTCAGTTTGCTTTCTGCGGCGTAGGGCGTTCCAAACAATGTAGGCAAGGTAAGTCAGGCGTGGGTCTTTCTGAATCGTTGTTACAGCAAGGTTGAACTTATCCTCGAAAGCGATAAAGTCCGGTGTGCCACATACAACTGATTCCTTAGAACCATCAACAAACTCAACTTTGAAAGGGATTTGCATGGCTCTACGCCGTTGCTCTGGTCAATGCTCCCGATAGCGGCCACGAGATGCTCACAGTTGCGAGATCTCCTACTGTGGAGGCGTAGGGAGTGTATTGGGTAACAAGGAAAGAACCTGAGTAGCTAGGGTTACTTGAGGTAACAGTTCCTGAAGTTGGGACTACAACAACAGTTGCGTTAGTTCCAAGTAGAGGCCAAAGGATAGAGTCAAGTGCGCCAGCAGCAAAGTCCTGGTGGAACTCTAGGGTGATTGAACCAGACTTTAGTCCGGCAATCCTAGTGCGCCACTCAGAGCCAAAGGCTGTGGTTTCCTGCTCATCTATTTCGATTGGTAGTTCAACAGATGCCAGCGATGTGCTGAGGTTGGTTCCGTTGATTGTGACTTTATAGTCGGTTGCGACAAACTTTGCCAATTTATTTTCTCCTAATCGGCATACACTTCAACAGCGAATTCCGCTGCTAAGTATGTGCCATCATTCATCTGGATGGGTGTGTAATTTCTCATTTCAGACACTCGGCAATCATAGGCATTACCACCAAGTGTCTTATCTGATTCTACTGCGTTCTTGATACTTGAGGTGCCTGTGCTTGAGCAGTAAGCATCTAGTGTCCGTTGTGCAGTTCTTTCATCAGCCCTACCGACAATGACCACCACAGCAAAGCCGTACTGAGTCATTCCCTTTGCGAACGCCTGGTTGTAGTCAATGGTTGTTGGTCTGACTAGGGCAATCGGTGGGTTGGGATTGTCTGGCATTTCAGGGCTAGTTCTAAGCCCAGTTATTGTGCCAAGGTTGGTGGCGATAGCGGTTCTTAGAGCTGTGATGCTTGCCACTATGCAAACCTGATTCTGCGGTATGGGCCAACTAGCTGAGCCACATCTGGATCAAGTTGGTTACTGACTCGCATGATTCCGATGTCAGAGATGCCTGCAACACCAAGAGGGCTGTCTAGTCGCTTGTAGATTCGGCTGGACTGGATGACACAAGCCTGAGTTACAGCGATTGGGACTGCTGACCATCCCCAAGTTCCTGTGACCTGCACAGTTGCTTCACCTTCCCATTGGGTAAACAAGTAATCACCAACAGCCCGGATGTGAGTGTAAGAGGTGGGCAATCCGTCAACTCTGCCGTTTAGTGGTTCGAGCTGGTAGTCGTTAGCAGTCCAAGTTTGGTCAAAGCTACCATCATCGTCTGACTTTGTTTTCAGTTCGGTCAAGGTGATTAGATCGTCAATCTCGGTGATTAGATAATCGTTAGGGGTAAAGATTCGGGTAGCTGTGCCAGTAGCTGAGAAGCTGCGGTTGGTGTATCCGTCAATCGCTCGAGAGCCTGACTCAATAGCCATCTCTAGCAGGGTGTCATCTACGCTGTCTGTGATTCTTAGTGCTGCCTTGACTTGAGCAAGTGAGGCATAGCCTTGAGTAATTGCCATAATGTTCTCTATTCTATCGTCTGAAAAGCATACGCTCTTTGATGGCTGTTGAGCTTATTCCCCTGGTGTAAGGAATGTAGATAAGGGCAATGCCTCTAGCGTCTAACCAATCTTGGTCAAAGTTCATCTGCTTGTGGTAATCCTTGACAGCCCAATCCGAGCCTATTGCAATTATGTCAGGCATCACGCTATTTATTGCTTGAGTGCTATCTGGCCCACCTGAGTTAGTTATGACCTCGGCAACATAGCGACACGATCTAATCACCTCACGCCTGTCGCTGAAGCTTAGGACTGGTGGCTTGCCCTTGTATTCCTCAATAAACTCATCGGTGTTTAGGGAAACAACCACATCGCCTAACTCGGCACAGCGTTGCAAGAATCTAACATGACCTGCGTGGAATAAATCGAAAGTCCCACCTGTGTAAACTAAGTTCATTCCCAGCCGTTCTCTCGTCTTATGTCTAATGACCAACCACCTGCCGAGTAATCATTACTGTCCATTTTAGACTGGTAGTGCTTCTCGTTTCTGGAATAGGTGACAGCGTTCTTTTCCATGTATCCAGCCTTGATGGTTGAGCTGTTGTCATGTTGAACCTTGATGTCTAAGAGCCTAATGTTTACACCGACAAACTCAGCCCTGCGAGAGTAGTCATTGTCCTCGAAGTAGGCAGGGAATAGTGATTCATCAAACAGCCCAATGTCGTTGACTGCTTCATCTCCCAAAGCGAAAGCCTGCCAATGAGGTGCATCACCTGTAAGGGTTATCTCATCCCTGCGAGCCTGTGAGAGTTTCTCTAAAGCACCAGGCTCAAAGACCACATCGTTAGAAACTATGAACCAGCGTTGAGCGTAAGGGAAGGACTTTATGCCCAAGTTCCATGATCCTGATACGCCGAGATTAGCCGGCATTGGTAGGTGTGTAACCTTCTTGAAGTTATCGCCAAGGTCAAGGATGAGCTTTGGCTGGTGGCTTGCACCATTGTCAATTATGAGCAGGTGTTCGACTGGGACATCCACGCTGTTGAGCATCCTCTGAAGTAAGTCATAGCGATTGAGGACTGGGACTATTAGGTTTTCAATCATTGCCATGTTCCCTTGTACTTTACGATGTAGTCATTTTCTAGGACTAAATTCGTTCGACCATACAGCTCTACCTGTCGAGTGGCGTTGCTATCTTTTAGCTCAGGGAATAGAACAGTCAAGTCACCGACAGTCTTGCAATAGTCCTCATGCCAAGTTATCTCGTTTCGTATTGCATCCGCCTTGTCAGCCATTACAGGGATGCCTATTTTGTCAATCACCCATCGCTCGTAAACACCTGCATAACAGCCGTAAAAGTAAGGGTCATCGGTTATAGCTACTGAGCCGGATAGTCCATCTAGTAAAGTCCAAAATCGGTCATCCTTGATTTGCCAAGAGTCTTGCAGAAAGAGAAACCTATCGGCTGTGGTGTTTTCCATAACCCAGCGCATTTTGCCAAGCTCATAGCCAGTATTGACAACAGCTATGTGTTCGCGCTTGATTGAAGCTGAGCAGTCTGCCAGCCACTTTTGCCTGTCTGGTGCTGAGCCGATTACTACAAGCATTATTTGAGAAGCTTCTTTAGTATTGGTAGCCAATGCTCATCCCAAACCTTTTCAACATCGAACTTGCTGGCAAAGTCTATGGCTACTTGTGATGGGCCACGCTCGACCTTGTATGCTTCCTCAAGGGCATTGACCAAGCTAGAGATGTTGGGAGTCATCCACCAAGCGTCTTGCCCTGCATCCCAAGTTAGCTGTCCATCGGTAAGCCAAGAGTCCTCGCTGATTAGGTCAGGGGTTGCTGCCCAGTTAGAGCCAATGACTCTAGTGCCACAAGCCTGAGCTTCAAGGGCAGGAACCCCAAAGCCCTCACCAAAGCTAGGGGCCAGTAAAACATCCATGCGTGAGTAGAGTGCGGCTAGGTCTTGCTGGGCTAGTCCAAAGCGGTAGTCATTCGGGTTAGGAAAGATTACCTGATCCTTTCTAATTCCTGTCGAGTTGAGGATGTTTAGCAAGTTCCAGCCACCAGCCTGTCCTACTGCGTCTGTGTGTAGATACAGCACAGCGTCAGGGTGAGCTTTGGCAAACAAGCTAAAAGCAAAGATAAGTTCTCCAAAGGCTTTGCGGTGAACTAGCCCTGATGCCTTGTTAGCGGCAACAACTCCAACGACAAAGTTATCTGGCTCTAGTCCCATGTAGGCGTTTATCTCATGTCTGCCTATTTTGCTGGTTGGCTTGTAAACCTTGGTGTCTATTGCGTGAGGTGCGTACTCACACTCAATACCCTTTTCGGTTAGCTGTCTGACTCCATGAGGTGACATAGCGATTGGGGTTACATTGTCTTTGCGTAGGAACTTCTCTACCTTTGGGGGAAGTGTCACATGGTCGAGTGGTGTCCAAGCACCGATGGGGAAGTCATCGTATCCGTTGGCAAGCATTACCCAAACATCGTAAAGGCTGATAAAGAGATTAGGTTTGTCTTTTCCGGCAATAAAGGATTTGTGATCTACTGGTGCCGAATCATTTGAGTAGAGGTCTATTCCTCTGGGGTAATGTGGGACATTCCCAAAAGGTGTTTTGATTGTGCTTGGGATTCCCTCTAGTCCGTAATTGGACAACATAGCGACATCAAGACCTGAACGCTTCAATCGGTCAACAAGCATTGTGGCCTGTTGTCCGTATCCTGTTGGTGCGTTGTAGCTATTAGACCAGACGCTTACTGCGCCGTTTAGTTTCTCTTTATTCGTAGGCATACAAAGATAATAGCAAGAAAAGCAGGGAACACAGTCCTACGCTCTGTGTCCCCTGCCCTATAAGTTTAGGGTAATTGGTGGTAGGCTAGAAAAATACCCCTGCGATGCAGAAACATCCAGGGGCGTGGTCAGACTGAAAAGGAGTCCAACATGACCGAGTATAAGGCTTGTAGCAAGTGCAAGCAAGTCAAACCGACATCTGAGTTCGGGATAAAGCGTTCAACTAAAAGTGGCCTCTATTCACAATGCTTACCATGTACAAGATTGGCTAGAGCTGAGTATCGTCAAAGGTGCGCCGATTCAATCAAAAAACAGCAACGAAGTAACTATCTTAGAAATGCTGAAAAAAGGAAAGCCTACGCTGAGGCTTGGCATAAGGCTAATCCAGATAAGTTCAGGTCTTATCAAAGCATATCCAAAAAGCGTAATAAAGAGTCCATAGCTGCTAATACCAGACGGAGAAATGCCAAGCGTAAAGAAAATGGTATTTATAGAATAAGTAAACAAGAGCTAATAAAACTAAATCAGGGTTCTTGTTTTTATTGCGGATCAACCCAACGAATAACTGTTGACCATGTAGTGGCTATCTCAAGAGGTGGAACTGACTCTATTGGCAATCTTGTTTCGGCCTGTAAGTCTTGCAACAGTCAGAAAAGACAACTGACAATTATGGAGTGGCGTTTATTTAGAGGAAAGAGGAAACCCCCCAAAGCCTAAGCTCTGAGGGGTTCCTTGGATTTCCAGTTGGAAACAAGTTATTAGCTTGCGCCACCCTTGAAAAATCCGATGTGAGTTGCGTGAGTTAGTCCACCATCAAGACGGATTAGGCCTCGGTAGGTAACTGTGTCGGTGTTGAACGCAAAGTCTGCACTCTGGTCAACACGGATTCCGCCAGCAACACGAACCTTGAAGCTCGGTAGGTGACCGAATAGAACCGACTTGGTTCCAGTTCCTACTGCTGCAACATTTGGGTTCTCGAATACTGGGTAGCCAAGCAAGGTTGCTGGCTGACCTGGTACTGCTGAGTTAGTCCAGATGTAGTTACCTGCACCATCCTTTAGCTTGCGAGCTGCTGCGATACCTGACTTGCTCATCTGGAAGCCTAGACCTGGCAATACTCTTGCGCCGTCTGCGATTCCGTAAACAAGGTCAATTAGGTTCTCGTATGAAGCTGCTCCACCAACACCGGTTCCACCAGTTACTACCGAGCCAGCGGCTGCGGATAGCTTTGTGGTTAGAACAGAGTTAGCCTGAAGACCCAAAGAGGTTCCTAGCTGTTGTGCGATGTAGCTTGAGATGTTGAATCCAGCGTCAGTTACTAGTTCCTGAGCTACCTGAACAAGTGCGCCGTACTTCTCAGCACCAAGAGTGATGGATGAGAATGTTGGGTTGCTCTCGGATATAGTTCCAGCGGCTGCTACTGATCCAGCGGATGAGGTTGCAGTTACTGTTGGGATTACTAGGTTCTCGCCAGAGGTGGTGTTGAAAACCTCAGAAACAGTCAGCATTGGGCCAACTAGCTGAGCGATCTCGAATACCTGGTCAAAGAAAGACTGACCAACTGTGTTAGCGGATGGTACTAGAGTACGAGCCTCACGGCCGAACTCGTATCCACGCATTTCGCCAGAAGCGATTGAGCGAAGGATGTCAGCGTCAGAGTTCTGAGCTGTTGCTACTGATGGTGCGAATGAAGCTGCTGCCTCAGATGCGCGAGCTTCGCGATCTGCTAACTTGCGAGCAGTTTCGATTGTTGCATCGGCTGAGTCGATGTCAGCTTCGATACGAGCAATCTTTTGGTTTTCCTCAGCAGATAGTCCACGCTTTTCAGCCTCAGCAAAGTCTAGAACTTCTCTAGCCTGTGCGATTAGGTTGTTGCGGGCATCCATCTGAGTCTTAATGAAATCAGACATGATTTCCTTTCGGATTAGATGATTATGGGATTCCTGCGGTGCTGACACTCAACAGATACAGCGGTGCTTACACTCAACTGTTAGCTACAAGTTTATAGGCGAAAAAAAACCCCAGCTCAGGAAAGGGGGCCGAGCTGGGGCTAAAGAAACTCTATCGGGTTTCTTTGGTATCCATAACCCTTGCTTCTTTGGCTGGGTTATATGAGTTCTTGTTGTCTAGGTCAAAGATTGCATTAGCTAGGTCATCTGCCATGTCAGCGATAACACCGACTGATGGGTTGCCAGCGGCCTTTAGTATTGCGTTCTTGATTTCATCTTTGGTAGCCATGTCTAAATCCTTTTCAGTAGAAGGTCAAATTGCTTTTTCTTTAGGTCTAGCAAGTCAAGGCCGTTGTCAATTACTTCCTCAATCTCAGGCTGTGCCTTTAGTTTGTTGACCACATCAGTAATCAAGTTAGCGTTGGCCTCGTCTAGTTCCTCACCTGACTCTAGCTTTAGCAGGGCATCGGCTAGTTGGTCAGGGTTGATGGTCTGGCTGGCAGATCGTACCTGAGCAGTTGTTGAGGGATAGGCGGCAAACGAAACCACGCTGACTTCGAACAATCTGACTGACTCTAGTGTGCGTGTCTTGCCATCGCTTGACCATGTATCTCTAATCACATTGAAACCAAATGACATTGTGTTGATTACATTGGTGCGTAGCAACTCAGCGACATCTCGACCTCTGGTGGTGTTGGGAAGTTGGGCTGTGACCTTTAGACCTCTTGAGTCCTCGACCAGTTGCATAGTGCCACCTCTGAGGGAAGCTAGTGGCTCACCTGAGTCATGGTTCCAAAGTAGCTTTACCTCGTTGCGAGATTGTAGGGAACGCTTAAAAGCACCAGGGGCAACATACTCAACAAAGCCACCTAAGTCCTCGGATGGAGAATTGAATACTGAGGCGTAGCCGGTAAAGCTCATGCCATCACCCTCAGCCCTGACCTCGAAGTCAACGCTGTTGGTTCTTATCTCTGGCTCTTTAGTCTGTGGGCCGTCAATCTTTAGTGCGATTGCTCTGGCAACATCTAGCCACTTGTTCTTGTTTTCCATGCGGTTATTTTCCTCTGCTCTGATTCTAGCAACTACCGAATCAGCGTAGTCTTGGGTTCTTTGTGCTGCTCGCTTGCTTGGCCCTGATCCCCAAAGTAAGTGAGCCACTACACCTGCGGATGGGTAGTTATCGGACTCTGGGTTTGCATCTGGTGAGTCAAGGTCAACTAGGTGTCGAGCAATCCAAGCGGCAATCCTTATCCACTTGTCATCGCTGACTCTACCCTCGGCCATTTCTCTTGCTTCTCTGATTGTCTTGGGGGTTACGCCGTCACCAGCTAAACCTTCCTCGTAATACTCAAGTCCACGCCGAGCTGCTGCTCTCATGTAAGCAGGTGCTTCTTGGTTGATAGCTCGTTCCTCATCGTTTGATTGCCAAGCGTTGCAGTAGTAGCCACCATCAACAAAGTCATCCCAACGCTCACACCAGGCTTTATCACCCTCAGCGTTGACTCTTGACTCATCAAAAAAGAAACAGTTGCCACAAGCCCTGCCCTCTGGG